TAAACTCCCATATTATACTAGACAGTTTGTTTTATTTTATCCAATATTTGTTTTATCTATCCCTAGAGATTTATTTGGAGATTATATAAATCCTAAATCTCTAATATTTAATACTACTATTAACTCTGGAAACCCAACATTTCGACTCTTATCTTATGATAAAGAAGGAGAAGGTCTATTGTTTATCTCATCATCAAGTCCGTTCCAGCAAAACCCAGTAGGTTTAATAAATTATCAACATGGAGTAATAGTTTATGAACCTCCCCAGGGCGCTGGAAATGCTGAAGGCTATATAGATTCCAATAATGTGACATGTAGTTTCCAAAGTTCAAGAACAATATATGAAACACAATATAAATGTACTATTAGACCTGATGAATTTAATTACTCATTAAATCCAAGTTTAATATCAGGTTCTACAGATGGTACTCCATATAATTTTGTGACAGGATCATATTTTGCTCCATATATTACTACAGTAGGTTTATATAATGAAAATCAAGAATTATTAGCAGTAGCTAAATTAGCTCAACCTTTACCTACAAGTAGAACAACAGACACAACAATAATAATAAATTTAGATATGTAAGTTATGAGTAAATGGTTATATAAAGGTAAAGAAGTTAATGATATAGAAGATTTTGGAGAACAAACTCCATTCGGATTTGTCTATATGATAGGAAACACAATTACAGGTAAAATGTATATAGGTAAAAAATTCCTACAGCATAAAAAAACTAAAAAATTAGGTAAAAAAGCCATAGCTGAACAAACTGGTCCTGGTCGTAAGAAAACTAAAGAAGTTACCTATGCCGAATCAGATTGGAAAACATATTGGGGTAGTTGTAAACCACTTCATGAAGATGTTGCTAATGTTGGTGAAGATAAATTCTATAAAGAAATTTTAGACCTAGCGTGGAATTCAAAACATCTATCATATCTTGAAGCTAAATATCAATTCACATTAGGATGTTTAGAAAAAGATAGTTACAACGATAACATACAAGGAAGATATTTTAAGAAAGACTTGGTTTTTAACTCATAGTTACTATATTTCAAATATGGTAAATCAAGCTTTAGCTTCAACATTAAATTCTGTCTTAGGTAATGGTAAGAAAACTTCCAAAGGCAATTTCGCTTACCATTGTCCATTTTGTAATCATCATAAACCAAAATTAGAAGTTAACTTAACTGAAAGTGAAAAGGGTGAACACCCATGGCACTGTTGGGTTTGTGATAAAAGAGGTAAAAGCTTAGTTAAACTATTCAGATTAATTGAAGCACCTGCTGACAAAATAGCAGAGATAAAATCATTAGTCAAATACACATCAGGTAACTTTGAAATAACAGTAACTGAGAAGAAAGTAGAATTACCTAAAGAATTTAAATCACTCGCTATAGATGGTAGTAACATTGAATATAAACACGCTATCAGTTATTTAAAACGCAGAAACATCACCCTTAACGACATTATAAAATATAATATAGGTTATTGTGATAACGGCGCTTACTCCAACTGTATTATTATCCCATCATATGATGAACATGGAAGTCTAAACTATTTTACAGCTAGAAACTTTAATAAAAACTCTACTTTAAAATATAAAAATCCTGATGTATCTAGAGATATAATACCATTTGAATTATTTATTAACTGGAATTTACCAATTATTATATGTGAGGGACCATTTGATGCATTAGCTATAAAACGCAATGTTATTCCGTTATTAGGTAAAAATATTCAAAAGAGTTTAAGAAAAAAATTAGTAACATCTAAAGTACAAAAAATATACATAGCGCTAGATAAAGATGCTATTAAACAAGCTCTCTCATTCTGTGAAGAGCTAATCAATGAAGGTAAAGAAGTATACCTAGTAGACATGGATGATAAAGATCCAAGTGATATGGGATTTGAAAAATTCACTAGCTTGATCCAAACATGCCTACCATTAACGTTCTCAGACTTATTTGAGAAAAAATTACAATTAATATGATTGAAAAAAATGTAAATATCTATAAAAAGAGTGTAACTCGTATATTAGATATAGATCCTACCTCTAAAAGAGTAAACATTATGGATAACCGTTTCTATAGTAGAAATAGTGATTATTATCCATCTGTCACAAGTATTTTACAATTTATGCCTAAAGGTAAATTTTTTGAAACCTGGCTTAAAGATGTAGGACATAACTCAGATATCATAGCTAGAAAAGCAGCTGATGAAGGAACTCAAGTTCATGAAGCGATTGAAAGATACCTAATGGGAGAAAAAATTCAATGGTTAGATGAAAATGATCGTTCTAATTATTCTTTAGATGTTTGGAAATTAATTCTTAAGTTTCATGATTTTTGGACAACAAACAAACCTACTCTAGTTGAAAGCGAAATACATTTATTTTCAGATCAATATAAATACGCTGGTACTTGTGACTTAGTTGTTGAAATGGAAGGTGAAAGATGGTTATTAGATATTAAAACATCTAACTCAATCCATACAGCAATGGATTTACAATTAGCAGCTTATTCTCAAGCATGGAATGAAACATTTGAGGAAAAAATTGATAGAGTTGGTATCATTTGGTTAAAATCATCTAAACGTAAAGAAGGTAAACTACAAGGTAAAGGATGGGAAATATATGAGCCATCTCGTTCAATTGAAGATAGTTTTAAATTATTTCAGAATGTTCATGAATTATTTAAAGTCGAAAATCCTAACCCAAAACCATCACAAGAATCATTTCCTATCGAAATTCAGTTAGACCCAAATATTTATGACAAAACTGAAGAATGATCAAACTTATAGATTTACTACGTGAAACCCTTATTATTGAGGGTGGCAATGTATTTAAAAATACAGAATACGACGCTCAAGACATTTTATTAGCTAATATTGAACCTACAGTTAAAAAATTTGTAGAAGATTTAGGTAAACTTTTTCCAAATAAAAAAGCATCATTTGCTGAATTAGCTGATAAAAGTAATTGGTTAGGGTCAACAGGTAAGAAAGCTCAATCTGGAGACGTAGATTTAGCATACTCATCAGAACATTTTTTTAAAAATGGAAAAGCTGATATAGCAGGTTGGGGTATTGATGAAAGTGAGTATAATACTTTATATGAAAAGAATAAAAAAGCATCTCGTACAGCTTCTGATGATCAAATCCAATTAAAATCATTAATTCAATTAATTGTTAAAAAAATAAATTCAAGTGGAAGTGACTTGTACGCTAGTGATAAAGCATCAGGAGCAGGTTCTATCCACTATTCCTACCCACAATATACACCATCCGGAGAAAAATTAGATTTAAGATCACAACTTGACCTTGACATTGGGGATATGGATTGGTTAAAATTCAGATACAACTCTGAGTTACCTGAAGATGATCCAAATATTAAAGGTTTACATAGAGGTCAATTGATGTTAGCTATGTTTGCTGCTTTAGGATATACTTTTAAAAGTGGTAAAGGGTTTATCCGTAAAGAAACAGGTGAAACAATAGCGGACAAACCTCAAGGTGCTTTAGAAATATTTAACCAAGAATACAAACCTAAACAACCACTAACTTTAGAAATAATTAATAATTATAATAAGTTAATGGATTATATTAAAACTAACCTTAAGCCTGAAGATGTAGAAAAAACATTAACTATGTTTAAAGAAGCAGTTAGAAGAGCAGGCGCCTATGTACCAGATAATATATGAGTGGAGCAGCAGGTGGATCACGCATAAAAAAAGAGGATTTAAAAGCTACAATTCGTGATTATAGAGAAAATATCTTAAAACCATTAGATTTAGATAAATCTTATAAAATCACAGGTGTACGCTCTAGACCTGAAAAAGATATCTTTGGAGATATCGATGTTGTTGTCTCTTTCCAAGGTGGTGAGAAAAAAGAATTAAAACAAGAATTAGCTAAATTCTTATCACAAGTTGATAGAATTCCAATTATACCTCGTAAAAATAATAAGTATTTTATACATGGTAATATAGTTAGTACATTATATCCTATAATTGGCAAAGAAGGAGAGTATGTTCAAATAGACAATATTGTAACTACTTCTGAAGACGAAGGCAAATTTACCTTCAATATGCTAGATCTACCAGCCCAAGAACAAACATTAGCAATAGGCTTAGCTAAAACTGTATTCACTGAATTAGATGAAAAACAAATAGAACAATTATTCAAAGAATTAAATGTTCCTACTAATGAAAGACCTGCTGAAAATGAAGAATATGACTTCAATTTAAACCCATCAGAATTATCATTACGAATTGTTCCTATTGGAAAAAATGATGGTAGAGAAATATGGAAATCAAATAAATTTGAAGATGTTAAAAAATTAACATCTGCTTTAGGTGTCGATATTGAAAAAGATAAATTTGATGATATTGTATCTAAAATTAAGAAATTTAAAAATAGAAGATCAATAGACCGCCTTAAAGGAATGTTTGCTAAAAACATACGTGTTGGTGATGCTGAAAAAGGAATTGAAAAAGGTATTAAAAAACAACAAGCCATAGACACTGTAGCTGCTTTAGAAAATAAATATAGTCCATTAGTAATGAGTTTAATTAAACCATTTATTGAAGGTGAAACTATGATTCTAGAAGATGATGCTCCATCACAAACTATAGCTTTAATGCCTGGAGCATTTAAACCACCACATAGAGATCATTTAAGAAGAATAAATGCAGCTGCTGAAAACTCAGATAAAGCTATTATTTTAATATCTCCTTTAGATAGAGTTAAAGAAGGTGAAATGCCTATATCTGCTAAACAATCTTTAGCTATTTGGCAATTATATAAAGATAAAGGTGTATTAGATTCTAAGGTAGAATTTCTAATATCTCAAGATAATGCTCCTGTTAAAACAGCTTATGATATATCAACTGCTAATCCTAATAACCAATATATAGGAGTATATGGGAAAGATGACGCTGTTAGATGGAAAAACTTGCCTAATGAAAAATATCCAAATCTTAGAGCAAGTGATTTTGGTATTATAGCTGATTTAAGTGCTAGTGGATTAAGAAAAGCATTAGCAGATAATGCTGATATTACTCCTTGGCTACCAGATGGTATAACACCTGAAGAATACAAAAACGCTTTAGGTTTAGAACAAGTTCAAGAATTATTTGAACCATCTTCTAACTCATATGAATATGATCAATCAACATCCTTAGATTATACTTTCATGAGTGATTATGGAAGAATATA